CAATCTAGCCTCTAAATTATTGATGGCTCTTTTGCCACCTAACACACCCTTCTTTCGTCTGACCATTGATGACTTTGACTTGCAGGAACTTGCAGGTGATAATCGTGGACAGGTAGAGGAAGGGTTAGCACGTATTGAACGTGCAGCCTTGGCAGAAATTGAGGGTAAAGCAGTTCGTGTTCCTGTGTTTGAAGCACTAAAGCTTCTAATTGTATCAGGTAATGCGCTTTTATTTAAAGACCCAAAGGGACAGATGCGTGTGTATCGTCCTGATCGTTACGTAGTTAAGCGTGACATGATGGGTAACGTGCTAGAAATTATTACAAAGGAATCAGTAGCGGGTATTATGTTGCCAGAAGCAGCACAAGCTGTCATTACAGCAGGTGATACCCCAATGAAGAACCACCACCTGTATACCAAGGTTTGTCTGACTAAAAAAGGCTGGGAAACTGAACAAGAGGTAGCAGGTATATCTATTGAGGAGTCCAAGGGTACTTATAAAGTAGACCGCAATCCCTTTATCCCACTACGGTTCATCCGTATTGATGGTGAGGACTATGGGCGTGGCTTCATTGAAGAATACTTAGGAGACTTACGTAGCCTTGAAGCACTAACTAGGGCTATTGTTGAGGGTAGTGCTGCATCAGCAAAGCTATTATTCTTGGTACGTCCTAATGGTACAACCAAGACTAGTCAGCTATCTAAAGCACCTAATGGTGCGTTTGTTACTGGTGATGCTAACGATGTCTCAGCTATGCAAGTACAGAAGTCAGGTGATTTCCGTGTTGCATTAGAAACTATGCGTATGATTAACGACAGATTGGCTGCGGCCTTCCTGTTGAACAGTGCTGTACAGCGTAATGCTGATCGTGTCACAGCCGAAGAAGTACGCTTTATGGCACAAGAACTAGAGACTGCGCTTGGGGGCGTTTACTCAGTTCTATCACAAGAGTTCCAGTTGCCTATGATTAACTTACTACTGACCTCATTGGAGACACAGGGTAAGATGCCTAAGATGCCTAGAGATAGTGTTAAACCTACTGTCGTAACTGGTATTGAGGCACTAGGCCGTGGGCAAGACCTTAACAAGCTTGCAGCTTTCTTACAATATCTTCAGCCTCTTGGTCCTGAAGTTATCCAGAGTGAGATGAACCTTGGTGATTACATAGACAGACTTGCAGCATCTCTTGGTATTGATACATCAGGACTTATAAAGTCAGATGAACAAAAGCAACAAGAACAGATGATGCAGCAACAGATGATGCAACAACAAATGTTAGAACAAACAGCAGCAGGTATGGCACAGAGTGCTGCACCACAGTTAGCTAAAGGCGCAGTAGAAACGGAGTAACACATGGCAGATGCCGTAAACACTTATCAAGAAGAACCAGCAGAGTCACAAGAACATGTTGACGCTATGCTGGCTAAGGTTGAGGGTACTCAAGTAGACCCTGAACGTCCTGAATGGTTGCCTGAAAAGTTCAAATCAGTAGAGGATATGGCTAAAGCCTACTCTGCACTAGAAGGTAAACTAGGTAGTAATTCAGAAGCTGAGGCTCAACAAGAAGCAGACAGTCAGACAGAAGATGTTAGTCAGACAGCAAACGAGGTTTCTGAATTACTTGATGAAAGAGGACTAGACTTTGACGTATTCCAGCAGGAGTATGCAGAGAACGGTACTCTATCACAAGAAGCATATGAAGCCCTAGAGGAAGCTGGCTTTTCAGAAGCCATGGTTGATTCATGGATAGAAGGTCAGAACGCTGTTGCGGCTCAGATGACCTCATCTATGCAGTCCCTTGTTGGGGGTGCTGATGAGTACTCTGCTATGGTACAGTGGGCATCAGACAATCTTCCTGAGGCTGAGATTGATGCTTTTAATGCTACAATGGAAACGCAAGATGCAAACCTAATTCAGTTTGCTATCCAAGGTCTAAGCGCAAGGTATCGAACTAATGCTGAACCTTCCCTACTTCAAGGTGGGACAGGTGAAGTGTCAGGTGGGAAGTTCAATAGCAATGCAGAATTAACTGCTGCTATGCGTGACCCCAAATACGCGCAAGACCCTGCCTACAGGCAAGCAGTCGCTGATAAGTTGGCTCGTTCTAGCCTGTTCTAACATTGTTGCATGGGGTTGGGGGAATTGTATAAGAGTTCCCCCTTCCTTCTAGTTACATTACGGTGTACCTAGAAGGGATCACATCCCTAACACGAAGCTAACATAACAAACGATTACCCCTGACCCCTTGCGAGGGACAATCTTGGAGAAAGGATGTAGTGTAATGCAGAGTGTATTTTAACTCAACATTATACTCACTAAGGAGTAATTACAAATGGCACAAGCTGCTTCAAATCCGGCCTATAGCGTAAGCTTTCAAGGCCAGAATAACAACACAGGTGACGTACGTGACCTATTTCTCAAGCTGTATGCTGGCGAAGTCCTAACAGCCTTTGAGGAAAAGAAAGTCCTTATGGACAAAGTACGCACTCGTACAATTTCAAAAGGTAAGTCTGCTTCATTCCCAATGACAGGCCGTGCAACTGCTGAATACTTGACCCCTGGCAACGAAATCACAGGTGGGGCTATTCGCGCAGGTGAGCGTATCGTCACAATTGACGACTTGCTTATCTCAAGCCAGTTCATTGCTAACATTGACGAAGCTATCAATCACTACGATGTACGTTCAATCTACTCAAAGGAAGCTGGTATTGCACTAGCTAACGAGGCAGACAAAAACGTAGCACGTATGTTGACCAAGGCTGCGTTGTCAACTAACGCAACAGCCGCTGCTGGTCTTGTTCAGGACTACAAGTCATTCACTGAAGAAGATTTCACAAACAATGTAACCATTGGTACAGCTACTGCTGACTCTCTTGACCCAGCAAAGCTGGCTAAGGCTATCTTTGATGCACGTAAAGAGATGGAAGTCAAGAACGTACCGACTGAGGGTGCTGTTGTTGTGCTTGCACCAGATCAGTACTACGCTCTCTTGGACGTAACTGATGGTAACAAACTTACCTACATGAACAAAGACTTTGGTGGTAATGGTAGCATTGCTTCAGGTAACGTACCTTCAATTGCTGGTATGCCTGTAATCATGTCAAACCATGCCAAGGTAGCTAACCTGTACGTGAACTTCACCACAGGCGATGCTAACGAAGGTAAGACTTCTGACAATGCACCACTAGCTAATACTGCTGGTTCAGGACGCACTACTCATTATGACCTTCCGACTGCTGCTGTAGACGGACGCGACATGGTGGCTGAGGCTTCTAAGTTCCGTGGTTTTGTCTTCACTCCAGACGCTGTAGCTACTGTCAAGCTTCTTGACTTGGGCATGGAGTCTGAGTACCAGATTAACCGTCAAGGCACACTGATGGTTGCTAAGTACGCAATGGGACACAACGTCCTGCGTCCAGCAGCCTGTATTGGTCTGTCTGAGGTTTAATAAACTTGGGGGTAGCTTAACGGCTACTCCCTTTTTTTATTGGAGAATGATATGCCAAACGTAGCAGGTAAAGAATACAAGTATACTAAAAAGGGCATGGCACAGGCTAAGGCTGCGGCTAAGAAGACTGGTGCTACCATTAAGTATAAAAAGAAGAAATGATATGGCTATTACACACGCAGGTGAAACCTTCCAAGGACTACGTATACCAAAGCGTTCTCCTAAAGGTAACAAATCACATGCTGTACTGGTAGGCACACAAGAAAAACCAAAAGTTATTAGGTTTGGTGAACGAGGTGCTAAGACAAACCAGTCAGCCAAACAACGCAAAGCTTTCAAAAGCAGACACGCAAAGAACATAGCCAAAGGACCGTCAAGCGCAGCTTATTGGGCTAACAAGGTTAAGTGGAAAGCATAAGGTAAACCAACATGGCAGGAACAACTAAACTAGATGCAGTCAACACAATGCTTTCTGCCATTGGCGAAGCACCAGTTAGTAGTCTCTCCTCTGGCTTGATTGAAGCAGAGATTGCAGAGACTATCCTTAACACAGTTGACAGAGAAGTACAGTCTATGGGCTGGCACTTTAACAGAGAATTAAACAAAAGTTTTGCACAAGATACTAATGGTCAGATACTGCTACCTGCTGATATTCTTCAAGCAGATGCTACGCTATTACCAAATGGCCCTAACTTAGTACAACGTGGCTTAAAAATGTATGACAGAAAGAACCACACGTTTAACATTGGTGTAAATGTAGCACTTGACGTAGTGGTTCAATTAGAATTTACTGATGTACCTGAGGTAGCAAAGAGGTACATGGTATTACGTGCTACACGTATCTTCCAAGATCGTGTGGTAGGTTCAGCTACCTTACATGGTTTCCATGAGAAGGACGAAAACCGTGCCTTAATGGAACTAAGAGAATTTGACAAATCTGCTGACGATGATAATATCTTTGATAACTATGATACATACAGCATCATTGACAGACAGGGACGGAGAACAATGTAATGGCACTAATTAGTCAATCCATTCCTAACCTAATTAACGGAGTATCGCAACAGCCGCCTTCCCTACGCTTGTCTACTCAAGCAGAGGTACAGGAAAACGGATTGTCTAGTGTTGTTTCTGGACTATCTAAACGTCCACCTACACAGCATGTAGCAGACTTAGGTGTTATTAGTAACCTAGATAAAGCTTTTATCCACACTATTCGTAGAGATGAGAACGAACTGTACTCTATGGTAGTTGACACAGCAGGAACTATCCGTGTATTTGACAAGGATGGTGTAGCTAGAACTGTAACTAACAACGCTGCTTCTTATCTAACAGGGCTTACAGACCCTAGTAAGGAATTGTCTGCTGTTTCTATTGCTGATACTACGTTTATTCTAAATAAGAACAAAGTAGTTGCTAAAGATACTACAACCAGCCCAGCACGTGGACCAGAAGCACTGGTCTATGTTAAACAGGCTGACTATTCTTCTACGTATCGTCTAAAGCTAACTAAGGGTGGAAGCACACAAACAGTGGAATTTGCCACTAAGTCTTCTACTCAGGCTGATACTGCTACAACACAAAACGCAGAGCGTGGTGCATCTACTGACTTGATTGCTGAGAACCTTGATACTTTTTCTGGTACTAGTGTTAATACTACGTACTATGAAAGTATCACTAACGCTAGTGCTGTCTCAGGTTTGACTGTCACACGCTACGGCTCAGTGTTACACATCCAGTCCACCAATAGCACAGACTTCCAAGTAGAAGTAGGTGACTCTCATGGTGGCGATCACTTACTTGTGTTCAAGGATGAAACACCTGACTTTAAGAAGTTACCTGTTGAGGGACCAAACGACTTCCTGATTAAAGTAGCTGGTGATAACCAGAAAGCACAGGATGATTTCTATGTTAAGTTTGATGATGGTGTATGGAAAGAAACAGTAGCTGAGAATATCTTGATTGATATTGATGCTGCTACTATGCCACATAAACTTACTAAACAGTCCAATGGGACATTTATATTTGATGAAGTAGTTTATGAGTCACGCAAAGTAGGTGATGATGACACCAACGACTTTCCGTCCTTCATAGGGTTTACATTAGCTGACATCTTCTTTCACAGAAATAGACTAGGTGTACTAGCTGATGAGAATGTTATCTTTAGTAGGGCAGGTGAGTTTGTAAACTTTGACTTCTTCCGTAAGTCTACCCTTACAACAGTTGACAGTGATCCGATTGATGTAGCAGTATCCTCTAACAAGGTGAACATACTTAAACACGCTGTACCATTTAACAACACACTGCTGTTGTTCTCTGAACTAACACAGTTCAAGGTAACGGCTGACCCCATACTTACCCCTGAAACAATTAACGTATCTAGTACCACAGAGTTTGAGGCTTCACTGAGAGCCAAGCCAGCAGCCGCTGGTAGATTTGTATACTTTGCTACTAAACGTGGTGCGTGGTCAGGTATGTGGGAGTACTACGTTGATTCTGACACTGACACTAATGATGCTGCTGAAACTACGTCACACGTACCAGAGTATCTGGATGGTGAGATTAAGAAGATTGAGGCATCGTCCAACGAGGATATGATCCTTGTACAGACTACAGGTGAAACTGAGTCAGTCTATGTTTACAGGTACTACTGGAAGGGCAGAGAGAAGCTACAGGCTTCTTGGTCTAAGTGGACGTTTGGTGATGACGTATTGTCTATGGCCTTTAACTTGGCTGATATTATGATACTTGTTAAACGTGGTAATAACTTATTCCTAGAAAAGATTAACTTATCAGTAGATGATGCTACTCAGTATACTACAGGTCAGTTCCCTATTATGTTGGACAGGCGTGTACAGTTAGAGACGAGTGGTCTTACGACTGTGCCTTACACAGATAGTAACTTGATTTACGTTAGCCAACGTGGTAAAGTAATCGCATTAGGTGATGTAGCAGCCTTGCTTAGTGCATCGGAAGTAGTCTATGCAGGTATACCCTACACATTTAAGTACCAGTTCTCTGAGCCAGTACTTAAACAAGAAAACAGTCCTATTACAACAGGTCAATTACAGTTAAGAAACTACGCAGTTGTTTACAATGACACAGGTTTCTTTGACGTTAAGGTAACACCTCTTAAACGTACTACTTATACACGTAGCTTTACAGGACGTATTGTTGGTGCTTCTACTAACATCCTAAACCAAGCAGCTATTGACTCAGGTACATATCGTTTTGGTGTAATTGGTAAAGCTGGTGATGTTGATGTTGTACTAGAAAGCAGTAGTCATTTCCCCTGTATCTTCCAATCAGCAGAGTATGAAGCTTTCTTCAACCTGCGTTCACGGAGAATGTAATGAAAGTCCATGTGAGAGATAGCGTCCAGTCTGATGTAGACTACTTAGCTACTAATCTTAGAGAAGAAGACAGACTAGAGGTGCTAGCCTCACATGGTAATATTAAAGAAGCATTACAGGATGGACTGGATGAATCCGAAGAATGTTACACTATTATAGTAACAGATACAAATGAAATTGCAGGTATGTATGGATTGTGTGAGATGGATGACATGGTAGCAACACCGTGGCTATTGACTAGCCCAGCAATACATAAAGTATGGCTACCTTTTCTACGACAATCTAAGCAGTGGGTGGCTGAGGCTAACCTTAGATACCCTGTGCTTACCAACGCCTGTGATGAACGATACCACGTAGCTTTAAAGTGGTTAAGGTTCGTAGGGTTTACTTTTATTAAACGCCATGAAACGTATGGCGAAGGGGATAAACCCTTTTTAGAATGTGTGAGGATATAAAATGGACCCTATGACTATGCTTGCCATTGGTGGCACTGTTGCAGATTTCTTCGGTGCTAGTGAAAAAGCTAAACAAGATGAAGCACGTTACCTACAAAATCGTATAAACGCTGCTTCTGCACGTGACTTAAAGATACAATCATTAAACAGTCGCATGATCCAAGAAGGTGAAGCAGCAGCAGCACAGAAACAACAACTGTCACTTGAAGCCCTACGAAAACAAGAGAGGGCAGCAGTAGCAGCAGGAGAAGCAGGAGTTTCTGGTTCATCTGTAGACAGAACAGTAGCAGAGTTTGAGACTGCACGTTTACGTGGAGTTACCACAGTCAATGCACAAACAGAAGCCTTACGCAATCAAATTGAATTAGAGAAGATAGGTGCTAGTGCAGAGGCTGTAAATAGAATTAACTCCTTACCACGTGGACAAGCACCAAACTTTCTAGCCTACGCTGTTAAAGCTGGCGCACAAGCATATGCTGGTATGAAACAAGCAGAAGCATTAGACCCTAAGAATATTGCACAACAAATGGTGGACATACAAACTGAGGTAGGTAAGATTGTACCAACAATTGTCCCTAGTCTACCCTCTGTATCTAGCATTAGTTGGTCAGGTGGTCCTACAATGTCAGCAGCTAGTGGCTTCTTACCAAACTCGTTAGGTGCAAATGTACTTAATCAGGGTGGCAATGTCACACTCTTTCAATAAGGATAGATCATGGCTAAACAAAGAGTACAGGTAGCACCTTTACAGGCTACGGCTGCTGTAAGGCCAACGGCTGCACCAGTAGAGACATATACTAGACCCGCTGAGAAGCAAGTATCAAACCCTTTAGCTGAGTTTGTTAATGCCATCACACCTGCTATTAAAGCAGACGCTGAGATAAAAAGACAAAGGCAGCAGCAACTAGGCAGAGAAGTACAGGCAGGTATTGCAGAAAAGCAAGCCTTTCAAGCAAAGATTGCTGTAACAGACTTGTTGTCTGAATCAGTAAATCAATATGAACAGAACAAAGAATTTTATCTTGAGGCTGGACCAGAGAAAATTGCCGCTGATAGACAGGCTTACTTTACAGATTATTTAACAAAGCTTGAAGATGCTGGAACTAATCCAGCTATTATGACAGCAATCAAGGAAGACTTAGAACTAGGTACTATTAAGTTCTTTGCTGATCCTGCTGCTGGGTATAACCAAGCTAAAGCTACATATGACCTAGATAAAGCAGATGCTGTACCTCTCAATGCAATCACAAGAATTACTACAGATAAGACTATACCTAGAGAAGTACAAGCACAACTAATTAACACTATAATATCAGATTACTTTAAAACAGGTAGAGATAAAAAAGGCTTTAATGATAAGCTTATGGATTTAGCAGATAAGCAATCTGGTATGATGGGTGAAACATCCCTAACAGATTGGCTACAGTCTCCTGAATCCTTAAACCGTTTTGGTGTAGCTGAGTATGCTGATGCAGTAACTCGTATTAAAAACAATGAAGCAGCTTTCGCTAAGAAAAGAGCCAAGGCTGGTGAAGATGAATACTTTGCAGGTATCATAGGCCAGCGTTTAGCAAGCTACGTAACGACAGGACAACAAGGTGATTTAGCTATTGGCACTGAGATGACACATCCAGTGACTGGTACAACAAGAAAGATTACAGCCGAAGATGTACAAGCTGCTTACGAAGCTAACAATGCAAAAGAATTAGAAGAAAAGCTAGCAGTAACGCAGGACATTGTGAACGCAGCTAGCCCTGAGTTTAGGCGTGGTGATCCATCAGCTAACCCTGCTGCTGTAGAACAGGCACACTTAGTACAATCTTTTGATGAGTTCTATACACCCTTTCAGGTTATGCCTACACAGTATAAGAACGCAATTAGCAGTGGTGCTTCAGTACTAACTACTTCTACTGGTAATCCAGAGAAAGATATGCAGTTAGCATCACAAGCTTTTGCTGCTTATCGTACTGTAGAAAGTTTATCATCAGGTTTAACTAAACGCAGTAAAACATTGAAAGAAGATGACTTACTTCGTATGCGTACCTTAGATATTTTATCTGGTCCTGCTGGTAGAGAGTTTGATCAAGCACTAAATGCAGTGCAGGGTGAACTGTACAAAGATGCAGGTTCACGTGTAACTCTTGATAAGATGCTAGACGCAACAGATGATTCATGGTGGTCTGGTTCTAAGTATAACGACATAGAAAATCCAGCAGAAGTATTAGCACAGTTTAAGGATGTTGTACAAGCTCTGGTAAGGGCTGACGGTATGTCTGCTGAAAAAGCCATGGAACTAGCGGCTGGCTATCTTGAAGAAGACTGGCTGGTAGTAGAAAGCACCAACGGTGTTAAACGTGCTGTGCCTCTGTTAAACACAGACATCAAGCAGTATGCAGGTCAAGAAAAAGCAGCTTCTGATTATCTTAATGAAGCAATGCTAGTGCCGGAGATAAATAGCTTAGTTAGAAGTGTACGTGGCGAGGGTGCTGGTCTTTCTATGAAGGTTAATCCTTCTAACCCTAATGCTGTAGACATTATTATTGAGGCTGAAGACGGTGCTGCACCACCCTTTGTTATTGATACTGTAGCGTTCTCTGAGTTAGGTACACTATCTCAGGAGATGATGGTAGAGCGTCTAAGGGTAGAAAGCAACAGAGCGTCTGAGTTTGAAGCTAATAGGGGTGTATTTACAACTATTGATCTAGCTGACTTAGGTAATCTTGATGATGCTGAGATAGAAGCTAGAACAGGTATTACACCTGATCAGGCTGAAGCACTACGAGAGGTACGTGAGTCATTAAATAAGATGATAGGTGTATCTCCAGAGGATGAGGCTATCAAAGCTGAGAACGAAGCACTCATGGTTCTACGTACTCAGGCTGAGGCTGAAGCAAGTGAAGCTGATGAAGCTAATCAGGTAGAAGAAAAACCTTTCTTTGAGATTGGTGAAGTAAACCTTATGAACGCTTTTACTGATATGTTTAAGGACAAGAAGGTAAAAGAAAGTGTTATTAGTAAGGCTAAGGAACAGGGTATACCTGAGGATAAAGCTGAAAGTTTCTTTGCTGGCTTAATGGATTCCGTTGGTTCTTTCTTCACAGGTGATGAAGCACAAGCAGCTACACTACCTAGTGAAACAACACCTAGCGAAACCACTAGAACAGTATTTACAGACCAAACAGGAAAAGTAGCAGACATGACAGGTAACACCGTTGCAGAAAAAGCAGGTAATCTAATCAAGACCCAAGAAGGATTTAAGCCTAACCCTTACAAGGATGGTAAAGATCGTTCAGTAGGTTATGGTTTCTATCTACCTGCACTAGAGCCTGATGAACTAGCTTTGATTGCTGATGTAGAGAACATCACAAAAGATGAAGCTAATGCAGTTATGGAACTAAAGACTAAGAAGATTAATACCTTCTTAGCTGATGAGATTAATAACTTTGAAGCACTGCCTGAAGAAACTCAGCTAGGTGTCATAAGTATGGCTTATCAATTAGGTGCGCCTAATCTTCCATCTAGCTGGCCTAGCTTTATGAAGGCTATCAAAGAAGCTGCTTCTGCACCTGCGGGTTCAGCAGAACAAACAGCAGCCTTAGAAGAAGCAGCGTTCAACATGCTTTACAATCGCAAGGCAGATGGTTCTACTACTAAAACAAAATGGTATCAACAGACACCTAACCGTGCGGAAGAAATGGCTGCGGCTGTAAAAGGATAACATAATGGCTGAGATTTCTAAAGAAACACAAGAGAAGTTGGGATTTGGTAAACCTTTACCTAGTCCCTTCGTCTCTCGTATAAGTGAAAACTCTCTTGAGGCTATGAAACGTCAGGAAGAAATCTCTAACGAACAAACAGATTTCTCTACGTTGTATAGCAAGGCTAGAGAAGAAGAACACATTGATGCTATTGCATCTCGTAATCTGTATAGATTCTCAGCCAATCCTTACAACCCTGTAACAGAGATTACTACTGAAATGTCAGATGCCCTTACTAAAGGGTTGACAGACGAAAGAGCCATCGAAGACATCTTTGATGCAGCTAGGTCTGAGAGTCTTGACTATGCTATGACAATGGCAGAGGACTATCGTAAGACTGCCAAGAATAGAGAAGAACTAGCTGCTGCTGGTTGGAGAGGTGTAGGGGCTACAATCTTAGCTGCTATGACTGACCCTACTGAGGTGGCAGGTATTATTGGAACTACGGCTGCTGTGTCAGCTATCAGTGGTCCTGCTGCGCCTGTTACTGGTACAGCTACGGCTGTGGCTGGTACTGCTGTGCAAGCAGGTAGGTCAGTGAAAAAGGGTTACAATGTATATAAAGCCTTAAAGATAGGTGCTGGATTGGGTGCAGCAGAGGCAGCAGTGTTTGAAGGTATACGTGCTTCAATGAAGTACGATATTGATGGCGGTGATGTCATGCTTGCTGGACTATTTGGTGCAGGTCTACAGGGCGGTGTGAGTGCTGCTGGGATGACCTTTGCTAAACGAGCGAAGGTACATCAACTAGCACAGCGTAGTGCGCTTGGTGAGGTTCTTACGCCCGATGAACAGGCTTTCTTGAAAGCTAACTCAGGTGAGGAACTTACTAATAAGATAATTGCACAGGAAGCTGCAACAGGTGACTTTGCTGGACTAGGTACTAAGTCGATTAATGAGATTACAGCAGAACAAGCACGTACTGTATCCTTCCAAAGAGGCAGTAATGCCTTTACCAAGGCTGTTAGACTAGATGCTTTACGTAGTTTAGTATCTCCTTTTGTTAGAGCCAAGCAATCATCTAACGGATTTATACGTCTTGGTGCAGATAAGCTAGGATTGAATAGTACAGGTAACAAGTCAGGTGAGGTGGTAAATCCATCTGCATCTGAGGTTAAAGCTTACCTAGAAAGTAAATACCGTACAGGCTTTGCACGTAGTTTAACAGTAAACCGTAAGGCTTGGATGGCAGGTAGTGGTGGTACAGTACAGGATTTTAATGTACTGGTATCGAAAGCTATGCGTGATCCTAACGCTATTGTGCCTACAGAGGTACGTAAAGTAGCAGACGATGTTCATAAACAACAAAGAGAATTAGGTGAGTTAGCTATTAAGAACAATGTAGCAGGTTTTACTACAGGTATCTTAGACAATCATCCTAACTATCTACCTAGACTTTTTAGTGATAATGGTATTACTAAGATACGTGCTAAGTTTGGAGATGACAACGTAGCTGTAACAGACTTAGTTGAGAAAGCTATACGATCTGGACAACCTGATATTGAGGATGCAGTACGTAGGGCATTGACCACCTCTAAAGGTAAACGTGTTACTCAGAAAGCAATCAATAACTACATTCGTAAGATGGCTACTGGCTACGCCAAAACAGTAATGTCACGCCCTTTCAAGAAGGGTGCTAACGTAGGTGGCCTAGACTTATCAGTAGAAGATTTGACTGCTGCTTTGAAGAAAGAAGAACTAGACGAAGATGTTATCATTGGAGTACTAGAAGCAGTCACTAAGTCTAAGGGACTACGCGCACATAAACGCGCACAACCTCGACTAGTATTGGATGAGAATGTAACAATCAATGCTAAAACTGTTAATGGTGATGTAGAAGAACTGTCTTTCTCTGAACTACTAGAGAATGACATTGAGAACCTACATAATGCCTACGTATTCCAGATGTCAAGTGGTATCGGACTAGCACGTAATGGTATTAACACTAACGCTGCTGGTTCTTCCTTTGATGATTTCTTAGCTAAGATTAAGCAAGAGAACGTAGAACAAGGTATAACAGGTACTGAAGCAGAAGAAAAAGCTTTGCAGTATATGTATGATGGTATCACTGGTCAACACGTATTTAAGCAGGATGTTAGTGATGGTGTAAGAAGGCTAAACAGACGTATACGTGAGTATAGCTTTATTACCAACATGGGCATGTCAGGTATGGCAGCTATGATGGAGTTGACTAACTCTCTGTTAGAGTACTCACTACCAGTCTTACTGCGTACCATGCCTCAGTATCGTAAGCTATATAGTAAAGCAGCCAATGGTCAGCTTGATGATAAGTTGTTACGTGAACTAGAAGTAATGACAGGACTAGGTGGTGACGTAGTTACATCTAAATTTAATCGTGCCTCTCGTTTTGAGGGTGGAGATATGGATGCAGCTATGATGCCTGAGGCTGTAACTTTCCATGACGAACTACTTGGTAGGGCTAGAGAAAAAGTTTCCATACTATCAGGTTTGTCAGGGGTAACAGCTAGCCTGAGGCGTATGTCTATGCTAAACTATTCCTCACAGTGGACTAGGGCAGCAGCACAAGGCAAGCCACCCTTCTCAAAGATCAAGATGGAACAGCTTGGTATTGATGATGATGTGGCAGATGCAATCTTTGCTAACATTAAAAAACATACTACAACAAGAAACAACGGCAAGGTTCTACAATCTTTGAATATAGATAAGTGGGATATTAAATCTGCCAAAGGTGTTTCAGGTGAAGATGTAAGGGAAGCTTTTTCCATTTCTGTTTACAGAGAGGCTACTCAGAACGTACAGGAAATGAACTTAGGTTCTGTGAATGGTACACTGCGTAGTGAATGGGGTAAGACTATCTTTCAGTTTCTTAGCTTTCCATTAGCGGCTTTAGAACAACAGACAATGCGTATGGGTGTTCGTGCTAGGCATGGAGATATTGTTGTAGGTAAGGTCATCATGGGTAGTATGTTCATGGGTTCCCTTATGTATATGGCAAAGGTACAGATGGCTGCGATTGGACGTAGTGATGCTGATGAGTATATTAAGGAACGTATGAGTATTGAAAACCTGACTAAGGGTTCACTTGAACTAATCGGTGTGGCTAGTGTATTTGGATATATTGCACAAGTTACAACAGGCATGATGGGTGGTAACTCGTATGCTACTACACCTCCAGCGTTGTCAATGGCATCTAACGCAATACAAACATTAGGAAACTTTGCAGAAGGTGACATGACTGAATCAGAATGGCGTAAGTTTTTAAGACTTGCTCCCTTCTCATCTTTATATGTTGTCAAGCAAGGACTAAATAAAGTAGCCAATGAAGCAGCAAACTAAATAGGAAAAGAAATGGCTTTATCATATCAAAACTATACAGGGGATAGTGCAACTACACAGTTCTCAATCCCCTTTACATATCAGGACACTGCTGAAATCAGTGTAACCGTTGACGGTGTGGCTCAGACAGGTCTAACTTTTCCTTCTAGCTCTACTGTTCAATTAACAAGCGCACCAGCTTCAGGTACTCTGGTACAGGTTCGCCGTACTACAGACCTTACAGCACGTGCAGTTGACTTTGCGTCTGGCTCAGTGTTGACTGAAGAAGACTTGGATGATAGTAACATTCAGGTATTCCACGCAGCACAGGAATCAACAGACCTTGCTGGCGACTCTATTCAGCTTGGAAATGATAACAAGTGGGATGCACAAAGCAGTGTTATTAAAAACGTAGGTACGCCTACAGTAAGCACTGATGCAGCTACTAAGGGATATACAGATACAGAAGTATCTGGTGTTGTTAGTAGTGCTGTGTCTCAGGCTACAACAGCAGCGGTTTCAGCAGCTAACACAGCAGTGGCAACAGCTACAGGTTCAATCATTCCTGATGCTACTAAGCTGGCTATCCATCCTATTGGTACTCAGTATACTCTGAGTGACGGTGTGACCACTGATTACTCATCAAAGCACTATGCTAATGTTGCCAGTACAAACGCAACCACAGCTACTAATGCGGCCTCAGCAGCCTCTACAGATGCAACTACAGCTTCAACAGCAGCAACAGATGCACAGACTGCACAGGCAGCAGCCGAAGCAGCACTAGATACATTTGATGATCGTTTTCTTGGGGCAAAGGCTAGTGATCCAAGCGTAGACAATGATGGTAATGCACTACTAGATGGTGCAATTTACTTCAATACTACTTCTGATATTATGAAGGTATACGATCAGGCTAATACAATCTGGCGTGACTTGGCCTTGACAGGCACAGACCAAACTAATGTCAACCTTGTTGCAGGTCAGATCAGCCCAACCAATAACATTGGTACAGTAGCAGGTATCTCTGCTGACATTACAACTACAGCAGCTAATGACGCTAACATTACAACAGTAGCTACAGACATTGCTAACGTCAATGCGGTAGGCACAGACATTGCCAACGTCAACACTGTGGCAACCAACCTTACAGACATTAACTCATTCGCCAATACCTACTCTATATCAGCAACAGCCCCAACATCACCTACAGAGGGTGACTTGTGGTTTGATACTACCAACGACATTATGAAAGTGTATGACGGTTCTGGCTTTGTTAATGCTGGTTCGTCTGTCAATGGTACATCTGAGCGTCAGACCTACACAGCAACATCTGGGCAGACTAGTTTTGCTGCTACCTATGATGCTGGTTATGTAGATGTTTACCTCAATGGTGTTAAGCTTATTAATGGCACTGACTTTACAGCCACAGATGGTTCTAATGTTGTTCTAACAACAGGTGCAGCACTGAATGATACTGTAGATATTGTGGCTTTTGGTACGTTTGACGTTACCAACGTAGGTGCTTCACTGGCTACACTTGGCCTTGATAACCACGATGAGTTGACTGTGGATGCGTCAGGTAATCTTGACGTAAATGGCACAATTACTTTTGACGGCGGCACAACATCTGCTGACATCAACTTTGGCGACAACGACAAGGCTATCTTTGGTGCTGGCAGTGACTTGCAGATTTATCACGATGGGTCGCAGTCCTATATAAAAGACGTTGGTACTGGACAATTAAGAATTGCAGCTAGTGATATTTTATTCAGCAATGCCGCTGTAACAGAAAACATTATGTTTGGCGCACAGGATGGTGCGGTTACATTATATCACAATGGTGCATCCAAACTAGCCACCACAGCCACAGGCGTGGATGCAATCAACACTGCCGGAAGTTCTACTTCTAGATTTGGTTCTACTTATAATACTGGTTCAAACGATGGAACGCTTGTTATTGGTAATGGTGGCAGTGGCAAAGCAATGCTGCGTTTTGATTATGAAGGCACTAACACAGACAGGGCAAGGATTGGTGTAAGTTCATCTGGTCAACAGCTAGAGTTTTACACGGCTGGCGACAACGAACGTATGCGCATAGATAGCAGCGGCAATCTGCTGGTGGGCACGACAAGCAACACCCCTGGTGGAGCAGCCAACACTACCGGCGTTGCTTTGTCTTCGGGTTCTTATGGAGGGCTAATCTCTGCAACCAGAGATAGTGGTGCGGTTGCTGACTTTAACCGCAAAACCAATGACGGTGGTATCGTGCAGTTTCGCAAAGATGGCTCGATTGTGGGGTCAATTGGAACGCTCGCTAGTAACCTTTGGATAGGTACTGGTAACACAGCACTTAGGTTTGGTTATGCTGGTTTAAACGCTATTGTTCCTTGGAATACCACGACTAACTCCCTCACAGATGGCACAACCTCTCTTGGGTACTCAAGCACACGATTTACTGACCTCTACCTATCCGGCGGTGTCTACTTGGGCGGCACAGGTTCAGCGAACAAGCTGGATGATTATGAGGAGGGGACTTGGACACCAGTAATACAGGATTCAAGTGGCAACTCATCTAGTTCAACAGCCACTTCAACTTATTACACAAAGATAGGCAGGCAAGTTACTGTCACTTGTGTGTTTACTAATATTGATACAACTGGCCTCACTCCCAGCAATAATTTGCAGATTAGCGGATTGCCTTATCAAGCTAATGGAAGCAGCGTTGGTTGCGCCCTTGTAAGTTATTTAGCAACACTCAGCACAGACCAAACAAACAGTGTTTATAGTTATCTTCCAAACAATGCCAGTTATTTGTATATCTATGAACAAAGGCGGCTCGCTTCAAGTGTAATTAGTGATGTATCATACTTCAGTAGTGGTCTTGCTGATATATCGTTAACACACACCTATTTTACAGATTAACCTGATTGGACATCAGGTCGGACAGTCCATACATAGGAGATAAAAATGGCACTAACAGAAGAAACAATCGAAGACAAAATCGAAATCGTAGGCGACTACAAGCACGTTCAAGTACGCACTGCCACCGTCATCAAGCGTGATGGCGTTGAGATTAGCCGTAGCTTTTCACGGCACGTTGTAGCACCTGACGCAGACACCACTGGCGAAAGCACAGAGGTTCAAGCTATTTGTGCAGCGGTACACACACAGGCTGTGAAGGATGCCTATGCAGCGCATTTAGAAGCACAAGCGGCTGAGATGGCACCGGCTGAAGGGGAATAAGATATGACCAGAGCAAGAGAACTTGCAGACCAGCATAAAACCCTTGACGTAGACGGCGGCACAATCAAGCTGGACGGTAACTATCCTGTTGGTACAGGCAACGTGGCTTTGGGTGATGCTGCGCTGGATGATGGCAGCTTATCTGGTAGTTACAACACAGCCGTAGGTTCAAGTGCATTAACCGCTAATACGAGTGGTCAAGGTAATACTGCTACTGGATATACAGCACTATTAGTAAACAGCACTGGCAATGAAAACTCTGCCTTTGGGCAGTACGCTTTGTACGATAACACCTCTGGTTCCAGCAATGTGGCTGTGGGTCGTTCTGCTTTAGAAAACAACACTACCGCATCCAACAACACAGCGGTAGGTTATCAATCACTATATACAAACACAACAGGTGCTTCTAATACCGGCATCGGAATTTATACTTTAGCTCAAAATACTACAGGAGCAAGTAATTTTGCGGGGGGCTATAACGCTTTAGGCGCAAATACAACTGGGGCGTCTAATGTTGGTATAGGTTTTCGTACCTTGCAATCCAACACCACCGCAAACAACAACACGGCGGTTGGTTTTGAAGCAGGCAAAAGCAATACTACAGGCACTCAATTAGTGGCAATAGGGCGTAAAGCTGCAAACCAAAACACTACTGGTAATTACAATGTTGCTATTGGCGTTAACTCTTTGTTTTATAATACTGATGGAGATAATAATACATCTACTGGTAATGAAGCAATGCAAGCCAACACAACAGGTAATTCTAATACTGCCTATGGTTCTAATGCACTGAGGGCAAACACCACCGCTAACCAAAACACAGCAGTAGGTTATCAGGCGGGTTTTTCCTGCACTACCGGATATTATAACACTGTTATAGGCTCTGGGGCTGGTTACAATGTTACAACCGGAGTTGAGAACACTTTTATTGGTAGAAATTCTGGTTATGACATAACCACAGGTTCAAAGAACTCTATTCTTGGTCGCTACAACGGCAACCAAGGCGGCCTAGACATCCGCACATCCAACAACAACATCGTGCTTTCAGATGGCGATGGTAATCCTCGCTTTAATATCAACTCAAATGGCGAAGCATCCTTAACCACTAGCAGCCCCAACCTTAAAAATGGTATGTTATCCATTAAAAATGATAGAGGTTTTAATTCCAACGGTTGGGCAAACGCCACGCTTACTTTGTATGGTGGTTATGGTGGTGGGATGGCGTTTGTAGATAACAGTGACCTTGCAGTTGGTGCTAATGGTTATGTGCTTTACACTCAAAGTGGTGGTGATGATTTTTATATCCGAGGCACAACTAGCCGCACCAATTCAACAGGTGGTGTTTATCTAAACAATTTTGCAACCTCTTGGTCATCTGCTTCAGATGAGAGAGATAAGGAAAATCTAACAAACATAACAAATGCTGTAGACAACCTTATGACTTTAAGAACAGTCAAAGGTAACTACATTGAAAATCCAGATGCAAGTAAGGCTTTTCTAATTGCTCAAGATGTTCAGGCGTTTTTGCCGGAAGCAGTTAGTGTAAGAAACAAAAACGATGATGTAGAAGACCAGCGTCTAGGTCTGGACTATCAACAGCTAATCCCTGTCCTTATTGCTGCTATTAAAGAACAGCAAGAAACAATCACAGCATTAACAGCAAGAATAGAAGCACTGGAGGCAAACTAATGGACGAACTAACAGCAGAACAAATCGCACAGCATTATACAGCGATGGGTCACAGCGTTGACCTCATCAATGCTATTATTGCTGGCGAGGCTATGGCAGACGATGATGCCGCAGATAAGCAGGACTGTGTTGACAGGAATGTTGAACATCTGGAGATTATGGTTGCTAAAGACTTCTGGGGTTCAGAGGATATGACAGCGGCTAATACAGCTATTGCTGTTGGTCAAGCGTACTCAGCATAACCATGAAGATGGAACAGTCTCCAGAACTGACTCCTGAACTACGTGTTCAACTAGAGTTAAACGCCCACGAAAAAGAATGTGCAGTACGTTATGAGATGGTTCACGGTAAACTTGAATCATTAGACAAACGTATGTGGCGTTTAGAAGCAATGATTATGGGGTCAACGGTAATAGTCGTTGGCCTCGCTGCATCCCTGTTAATGAAGCTATAAGGAACTACAATGGAACCTATCAGTACTGCCCTAGCTGGGATTGCACTTGTTAAACAGAGTGTTGACTTTATTAAGACGCACATTAACACTGTTCAAGATATTGGACAGATAGCAAACCAGATTGACAACCTGTTC